GCAAATACTAGGGCAGAAGACCGTCTCGACCAACCTGCGCTACACCCACGTATTCGACAGGGATCAACTGGCGGTAGCGAAAAAACTGGAGAAGCGTGCGGGGGACCTGTCAGAAAAAACCTCTGCTCAGGTGCTAGACTTCGCAAAAAAGGCTGTGTAATCAATGGCCCTAACGGAAGGGTGGCCGAGCGGTTTAAGGCACTGGTCTTGAAAACCGAATAGCAAGAGACTGCCACTTGTAAACGTATTCCCCCTCCCTATAAGAACCACAGAGGCCGCTTCGGCGGCTTCTTTTTCGCCAAGTTCCCTGTCACGTGTAAAACCATCCCCTTGTGACCATCATAGTGAATGTGATCAAGGACTTAGCGGCCAAGCTTGACCCCTTCTGCCCGAAGGCGACCTCGAAAGGACCGTCCCCAGATGGACACCAATGTTCTTCCTAACGATACCCAAGGCTTCCATACGGAGCTTCAGCTCTCCCTGGACAAGCTCCAGACCCGTGAGGACCGTGCAGAAGCCAATGCTGGCTTCGGGTCCACCATCGGTGGAATGGCCATCACCTCAAATTACCTCGCTAAGGTGACTGAGGCTGTGCTGGCGGATCTTAATGGTCCGCGTCCGAGGTCTGACACTGCCGACTTCCGCCTCCAGCGCCGCATGCGTGAACTAGATCCGCAGGTGATCGCCTTGGCGCTGTTGCAGGCGTCCCTCCAGTCTTGTGGCCAGACGGGCGATGCCACCCAGCGGGACGTGGTGTTCCGTATCGCACGTGCGCTCAACAACGAGCTGTGGGCCGCCAAGCTCCTGAAGACCAACAAGACCCTTCATGGCCGGATCCAGAAGCAGGTGAAGGAGCGCTTCGGCTCGACCGACCTGCGCATGAAGTCTGCCAAGAAGCTCGCCGCCAAGGGCGATGCCGAGGGCAACACCTTCGTGATGCAGGAGTGGACGACCAACGAGCAGTCACATGCTGGCGGCTGGGGCATGCGCATCCTCCAATTGGCGATGCCTGAGGTGTTCGAGCTGGCCGAGCCCCAGACGTTCAAGGGCGAGCGCATCTGGCGCGTCACCGACCACGGGATGGAGATGGCCATGGCCGCCGTCCGTGAGACGGTGCTCAAGAGCCCGGTCTATCAGCCGCGCACCGAGCCGCCCAAGCCCTGGGACAGCTTCATCATGCGCGTGGCCGAGGACGACCGCACGCTCGATAGGGCCCAGTTGCTCCGCACGTACCACAAGGACGTCATGAGTGCTGCCAAGCACGCCATACGCACCGAGGCGATGGCGCCGGCGCTGAAGGGTCTCAATGCCCTCCAGGCCGTGCCGTTCACGATCAACACGTGGCTCTTGGACGTCATCGTCGACTGCTACAACAAGGGCATCAAGGTCGACGGGATCCCCAGGCGCACGCAGCTTGAGGTGCCGGCCCGCATGGATGACGAGGAGTTCAAGCAGCTCACCGTCGACCAGAGGCGCCTGCTGTCCAAGACGATCCGGGGGCTCAACAGGGCCAACCGGGCGAACATCGCGGACACCGTGCAGTTCGTCGAGGACATCGAGACGGCCCAGCGACTGGCGCCTGCCGAGAGGTGGTTCACGCCCATGAATTGGGATTGGCGCACTCGCACATATGCGTTGACCCGATTTAATTTCCAGCGGGAAGACCGTGTGCGTAGCCTCTTCCTGTTCGCCAATGGCAAGCCCATCGGTGAAGAAGGCATCAAGTGGCTCAAGATCCACGTGGCCAACTGCGGTGCGTTCAAGGACGAGAACAAGATCGGCATCGACAAGAAGCCATTCGAGGAGCGTGAAGCATGGGTCGATACGAACCTAGCCCAACTGGAAGAGTACGTTCGGAGCCCGCTTACCAGTTTAGGCTGGACCGAAGCCGACAGCCCGTTCCTGTTCCTGGCAGCATGCCGGGAGTTGATTTCAGCGATATCGAGCGGCGTGTCCTATGTCACGCACTTGCCGACGAGCTGGGACGGCGCCTGCAACGGCCTGCAGCATCTCTGCCTGATGACCCGCGACACCCAGGGCCGTCTCGTCAACCTGACGGACAACTCTGAGCCCAGCGACGTCTACCAAGTGGTGGCGGATCTCGCCAAGGAGCTGATCGTCGCCGATCTCGACAACCACGAGATCATGGGCAAGCCCGACGACGACCGGCCGGAACGCAAGACCACGGCGCCCATCAGCAAGCTCGCTGCCATGGCGCTGGCGTTTGGCGTCGACCGCAAGCTCGTGAAGCGTAACTGCCTCACCTTCAGCTACAGCTCGAAAGAGTTCGGCATGAGCGAGCAGCACTTCGAAGACACGATGGCTCCCCTGGAGCTGAAGCTGTTGAAGAAGGAGCTGGAGCAGCATCCGTTCGGGGACACTGATGACGAGTGGCGCCTCGCCTCTCGCTATCTGGCCAACCGCGTGCTCAAGGCCATCAAGACTGTCGTGAGGCTCCCCGCCGAGGCGATGGAGTTCATGCAGAAGCTTGCGAAGGCCCTGGCCCACGAGGGCAAGCCCCTGCGCTGGACGACCCCAGCCGGCGTGCCGTGCATCAACCGCTACCACGAGAGCACCACCGAGAGGGTGGAGCTGTTCTGCTACGACAAGGGCGTGAAGATCCGTACGCGCATCACCGTCGCTACGGGCTACGAGAAGCCCATCGCGAAGGAGAAGGCGGCGGCCGGCATCGCCGCAAACCTCACCCACAGCATGGACGCAAGTCACCTCTTGCTGTCCGTGGGCAACGCTGTCGACGCAGGGATCACCGACATCGCAACGGTCCACGATAGCTTCGGCTGTCTGGCCTGCGACGCGCCCCTGTTCCTGAAGATCATCCGCGAGACCCTCAAGCGGATGTACGAAGACCACGACATCCTCGCGGAGCTTTTCGAGAGCGCCCGCGCGGACCTGACTGAAGCGAACCACGACAAACTTCCCCAAGAGCTGCCGCAGAAAGGCACGCTCGACCTCACGGAGATCCTCAATGCTCGATACGCGTTTGCCTGATTACGACACCGTGCGCACTCTCTCCCTGAGGCAGCGCGTGTGGAATGCCTTGATCCCCGCTTCGGCGGTCGAGTTCAAGATCGAACCCGAGGGCGTGCGGTATCTGCACGCTACCAAGGGGTGGAAGTGGGTCGGCAAGAAGCGCTTCGCTGTGCGCGGGGTGTTCTGATGGCGCACCGGTTCAAGGTGTTCAACGGCGTCTCTCTCCGAGACGTCGTCGTCGCCGATAAGGCCTACGTCACGCATGAAGGCCGCCTCAGTTTCTTCATGCAAGACGCAACGCGCTCCACCGTCGCTGGCTTCGCAGCCGGCGAATGGACGCACTTCAACCGCATCGCCGGTCAACCCTGAAGGAACAGCCCATGGAATACCAAGCGAAGCATTCGTCTCCCGACCGCATCTTCCGTGCGGCTATCCTCAACGGCGTCCCCGTGCCCGAGCAGACCCGCGCGGTCCTTGAGGCCCGTGGTGTCGACACCGCGGAGCTGGAGGCGCGTATCCGCCAGCAGCTCGATTGGAGGCACTAAGCATGTTCGTGACTGACTTCGACACTAACAGTTTATACGTGATCTACATCGCAGACTTCCCGAGGACTAGTGCTTCGGATTGTGTCTGGATGATACCCGGCACGTGGATGGAGGACGCATAACCAGCACGGAAGAACGACGGGCCAAAAAGCGCGAGTATATGCGCCTGAAGAGGCAAGACCCCGAGTGGGTAGCTACGACCAACGCCCGTCGAAGAGAACGCAGGAAAGACCCTGCTGTTAAAGCCCGCTGCGCCGCGGTTCTGCGCAAATCCCTCTACGGCCTAACGCGTGACGACTACGACAAGCTGCTCTCTGACCAGGGCGGCGTGTGCGCTATCTGCGGCACGTCAGAGCCCGGTGGGCGCGGATGGCACGTGGACCACTGTCATGCGGACGGCTTCGTTAGGGGCCTGCTCTGCTCCAACTGCAACACGGCGCTGGGTCTGTTCAAGGACAACCCGATCACACTGATCCAAGGCGCCACCTACTTAAGGATAGCACATGAACATCATCTCTGCCGTAGCGGACTGGCATAGCGTAATGGCCCTTAAGGCTTACCGGGCCCGCAACTACGCGGTCTATCGCCGTCACATTCGCATCGCGGACCAACTGAGGGCTGCGTGATGGAAGGCCCGTACACCATCGTCCTCAACGCGGACGGCCGCGGCTACGACGTGGTCCGCATGGCTCCCACTGTCATCGCCACCGAGCTGAAGATGGGAGAGGCCGAGGCCCTCGCGTTCGCCCTCAACACACAGATCCGACTGATCGAAGGAGAACTGAAGTGAAGGACATCAAGTTCAGAGACACCGATGGGTGCACGCTCACGTTCGATAGCTACGAAGCTATCACCCCACGACACCTGAGCGCGGACTACTTCTGCGTCGTGCTTGCGGATGACCCCGAGCGCGCCGGAGCGCGGGCAGTCGGCCTGACACGCGCGCAGGCCTTGAGCCTGACCACCTTTCTGATCGAGGAGCTTACCAAGTGACACCCGAACAACGCGCGTCGCAGCAACTGTTTGGCATGCAGGACTACGTGCCCCGCCACCCAGACCGCATGTTCCTGTTGGACACCGAGAGCGGCCAGGGGATCACCTACACCGATCTGGTCGCGCAGCATCGCGCTGAAGAGGAGACCGAGAAGTGAAGATGAAGAACCGAGCCACCATCCACATGGGCGCCAGCAAGTTCACCGTGAACGTCAACGACGGCCACGGCAACCCCGTGGAGTTCGACCTCTACGCCATGAACAAGGACGAGCGCCGCACCTTCACCCGCGAGTTCGTGAAGGCGTATCGGGCCAGCTGATGTGCGGTAACACGAGCATCGGGTCGAACACCACCTACTACAAGCCCGAGCAGCGCATCGCGGACATCATCTCGAAAGAGGCTGGTGTCTATCTCAACCCGCAGGTCATCAAGCTGATCGTCAAGTACAACTGGCGTGAGCTGGCCAAGGCGGCCCACGAGATACACGACGCCCGCTGATGTACGAGCACATCTTCGTCGCCTACATGGCGGTGGTGCTCTTCATAGGGGCACTCTCATGCTTCGTCGAGTAACCGCGGGGGCCCTGGCGGCCCTCGTTCTCGTCTCTACGGCCCACGCAGGCCCGTCCTGCACCACCTACTACCCTCGGGGCTTCACGGTCCCCAAGGGCACCAAGAAGAAGCCGCTGCGTGTCTGCACGGGTGGTGACCTGCAATCAACCTGGGGCAAATGCGTGTCCCGTTTCTACGTCTAGGAGCCGACTGATGGCTGACAAGAGCACCAACTCCTACACCCGCCTGAATGTCGTCCCGTTCACGGGCGGCCTCCTCATGCTGATCTACGCGTTCTTCTGGCCCGAGGGCTATGGCGCGTGGCTCGGCACAATCGTCAAATCGTTCCGCAATGTCTCAGGTATCTGAATGATTCCTCTCGTCCACATGCACATCTCGACCCCGTTCGCCTTCGTCGGCGCGGCCTTCATCGTCGGCCTGATCGCAGTCGTCTTCGCGTTCGTCCGCAGCATGCGCAACGACCGCCTGGAGGCCGATGTGGCCCTGGAGCGCGCCAAGGCTGACGCTGCGTATCGCGTGGCCAACCCCGTGCGCCTCACGCCCGACGACATCCAGCGGGTCCATGGCGAGCGCGTGGAGGCCCGTCAGGCCGTCAACGGCTGGCCGATGGGCTCCTACACCCACACCTTCGCCTCGGCGCCGTCCTACGCAGCCGCAGCCCCCGTGTATCACTCGGATCCGCTGACCGGCCTCGCGACCGGCATGCTGATTGGCTCGGCCCTGGGCCACAGCCATAGCCACGACACCACCATCATCCACGACAACGCGCCGTCGCACTCGCACTACAGCAGCGACAGCTCCTCGTACTCGTCGTCCTCCTCTTCGGACAGCGGGTTATCCTACAGCGACAGCTCGTCCTCCTCGTCCTACGACAGCGGTTCGTCGGGCGGCTTCGACGCCAGCTGGTAATTTCGAAAGAGACTGACTTTTTTCAATGCCGAAATACATTACTGCCACTCTGCCGAAAGGCACCCTGATCCACCCGAAGGTCAACGAGCCCGACGACTTCAAGGGTCAGCGCAAGTACAAGTCGCGCATCAAGTTCAACGACGACGACCACCGCAAGGTCGACGCGTGGCTGCGCAAGGGTGCCAAGGAGCTGGGTGCTCCCGCGGACGTCAAGCTCCCCTGGTACAAGGACAAGAAGACCGGCGAGTTGTCGCTCAAGGTCGCCTCGGGCGAGAAGAAGCCCCCGGCCCTCCTCGACGCCAAGGGTCGTGAGGTCCCGCGTGCCAAGGTGCAGGTCGGCGGTGGCACTGTGGCCAAGGTCGACGTCACCATGAACTACTACGATGGCTTCGGTGGCGGCATCAATCTGTACATGAACTTCGTGCAGATCATCGAGCTGCAGAAGAAGGGCTTCAACGTCCAAGAGGAGGAAGGCTTCTCCTACGACGACGAGGATGGTGATGAGGGTAACACCGAAGCACCGAAGACCTCCACGGATCTCGACGACGACATCCCGTTCTGATGTCGAAGCCCGCGTTGTCCATCGAGCCTGAGTACCGCTCAAAGCTCGAAAAGGACGTCGCGGAGAAGCTCGCCGCGGCCGGTGTGGAGTTTGGCTACGAAAGCCAGAACATCTTCTACACCGTGCCCGCGCGTGAGGCCAAATATCTCCCTGACTTCTCGTTCGAAGGCTGTCCCATCATCATCGAGCCCAAGGGCCGCTTCGGCGGCAACTACGAGGGCTTCCGCGGCAAGCGGATGGTTGGCAGCAAGGACGCGGCGGTCAAGGAGCGGCAGAAGTTCATCCTGCTCAAGGAGCAACATCCTGAGTTGGACATCCGCTTCATCTTCTCCAAAGCGTCGACCCCGATCTATCCCAAATCCAAGACCACTTACGGCAAATGGGCCACGGACCACGGTTTCAAGTGGGCCGACAAGGCCATGCCGGACGAGTGGGCTGACGAGATCAAAGCTTACCTGAAGCAACCCAAGAAGAGGAAGTAACGACATGACGAAGAAGTCCGCGTTCAAGATTGGCGACAAGGTCACCAGCACCGAGAAGCACTCGTGGACCGAAGGGCTCACGGGCACCATCATCCCGACTTACCCGGAAGACAAAGACTGGGTCCTCGGACTTCTCGTCAAGTTCGACGCGAAGGAGGCCGCTGACTGTGGCCACGACCGTACCGGTGCCCCTGGCAACAACTGGTACATCGACGCCGATGATCTGAAGCCGGCCGGTGACACGCTCACCATCGGTGTCCCCAATCTGGCCAAGGATCTGACCCTGCCGGAACAGGCCCGCAAGGTCCTCGCGCATCTGGAGAAGCACGGCGACATCACGCGCCTGAAGGCCGACAAGGTCTACGGGATCGTGAACCTGCCCGACTGCGTCTACCGGCTCAAGCGCGCTGGCTACAGCGTCCGCACCGAGCGCCCGGTCGACGATGGTGGCGTGCGCTACGTCCGTTACGTCCTCGCTTAATGGGGAACGTCGTTTCGAAGGGACCCTGCCCGTGCGGGGTCTCTTCAGACGCTCTGGTCACCTACGACGACGGTGGTGACTGGTGCTACCGGTGCAACAACGAACAGAACACTCGCAAAGCAGGCAAGGTGCAAACACCCGACGACGACTTCGCTGAGAAGCCGAAGAAGACATTCGTCCCCATCCAGGGACACTACGCCGACCTCCCGGCGCGCGGGATCACCGAAGAGACCTGCAAGAAGTGCGACTACCAGATCGGCGAGACGGAGAGCGGCAAACGTGTCCATATCCAGCTGATCAAGGACGAGAACGGTCGCCTGATCGACCAGAAGACCCGCGACAAGGACAAGAACTTCTCCTGGCTCGGCACCAGCCCCTACAAGAACAACGGGGGCATCATCGGCAGCTGGTCCTGGCCGGCGAAGGGCAAGAGCGTCACACTCACCACTGGCGAACTGGACCGCATGTCCATCTCCCAGGCTTTCGACAACAAGTGGCCTACGGGCTCGCTGCCGAACGGGGACGGCTCGTGCAAGAAGGCCATCCTGGCCGACTACGAGAAGCTCTGCCGCTTCGACAGCATCGTGCTCTGCTTCGACAACGATGAGAGCGGAGCCAAGGCCCTCAAGGAAGCGTGTGATCTCCTGCCGGTCGGCAAGGTCAAGATCATGTCGCTGCCGAAGAAGGACGCCAACGCGGTCCTCACCGACAAGACCCTGGGAGCCGCAGTGCTCGTGCGGGCCTTCTGGGACGCAACGCCCTATAGGCCCGATGGGATCCGTGATGGCGCGGACTTCAGCGTCGACCGTATGAAGCAGAAGCGCAAGCGCGGTGTCTCCCTGCCGTTCCCCAAGCTCAACGAGATGTGGGGCGGCGACCGCGACGGAGAGGTGACCACCATCATCGCCGGCTCCGGTATCGGTAAGAGCACCATCGCCCGCAACATCGCATACCACATGCGGACTGAGCACGACTTCAAGATCGGCAACATCTTCCTTGAGGAAGACAACGACACGACCGTGAAGGCGTACGTTGGTCTGCACCGCGGCATCCCGCTGCGGACGCTGGTGGCCGAGCCTGAGACACTGACTGACGAGCAATGGGACGCGTCCCTGCACGCAGTCGTGCACAACGGCATGATGTTCTACGACCACTTCGGGAGCATCGAGAGCGACCGTCTGCTCACCATGATGCGCTACATGGCCGCATCAGGCTGCCGTCGAATCGTGCTTGATCATATTTCCATGTCTGTTTCAGGACTGGCCTCAAATGATGAGCGTAAGGATCTCGACGTCCTAATGACGGGCTTAGGCTCGTTCACCCAGGAGACTGGCGTGAGCACCTATGCGGTCTCGCATCTGAAGCGACAGATGGGCAAGGACTTCAACGAAGGCGCACCGATCTCCCTCAGGGACATCCGGGGCTCGTCGGCGATTGAGGGCGTGTCCTTCAACGTGCTGGCGGCCGAGCGTAACCAGCAGGACCCGAGGAAGAAGGCCTTCGCACAGCTGCGCTCGCTGAAGTGCCGCATCACGGGCGAGACCGGTGAAGCCGACTTGCTGAAATGGAACCTCGCCACCGGATGCTACGAGCCGGCGAGCGCCGCCGATCTGGCAGCGTTCGATCCCCATGACAACGAAGAGGACCAGACGTTCTGATGAAGTGTAGTGAGTGCATCCACTGGGGCCCCTCGTCCCAGTGGGTCTCAGAGGCGCGTAAGGCCTGGAGAGACTGCGACAACCCAGACCGCCGAGCGGTGAGCACGGGCTACGACCACTTCGGCAGTGACCTGTCCTGCGCCCCCGACTTCGGATGCGTGCAGTTCGAGCCACTTGACCCGTCGGGCAACACAGGAGCATAAGAGCATAACTAGACTTCTATACGACACAGAGAGCAACGGCTTCGTTGCGAATGCTACCAAACTGCACTGTGTCGGAATTATCGACCTGAAGACCGAAGAGGTCCTCGGCTTCCGCCCGCACCAGATCAAGGACGCGCTTCAA